GCGGTTGCACCACCAATTCCACCAGATGCTAATGAGCCCTGGCCGTCATGGTTGTGTCCTTCAGATGATCCTGGATAATTCTTTACGATTTCTTGTTCCGACATATTGTTCACCTCCTAGTGAATTTATGTTAGTTGTTGAATAGGTCGGCTGTTTTGAGGAAACGCCCGCCCCATAGGGATTTTTGAGTCTTCATTTCTGAAAACTCCTGCACGATCTCGCCTAGATCGCCAGACTTGCGGAAAGCAGTGTCTTGTTCGACAGCATCTACTCGCTTTCCAAACTCATTAAAAGTACCCTTTACTTGGCTTACCTCATTTGCTACAGACTTTACTTCGCCTGTAACTGTTTCAAGGGACTTTGTGATTGCATCAACATTGGCTTGCATAGCCTTTACTGTTTCTGCAAGATTGCTCAAGGCATTAGTTAGAGATTCATTAATTTCTGCAACAGACTTTGCAATTTCTGATGTTGTATCAACAACTGCATCAATTGACTTTTCTGCTGCATCATCAGCAACTGGAGCAACTTCTTCAGTTACTGTCTCTGCCACTGGCTCTGCTGCCTCTTCAGCAACAGGAGCCTCTGCTACAACATCAGCTGGTGCTTCTGCTGGAGCTTCTGGAGCAACCTCAACATTTTCAACTACTGCTGTGTCAGACTTTTCTAAAGTCTCTTCAACAACTGTTGTTTCTTCTGTCATAGGATTTTCCTCCTTTGTCATCTTAATTGTTCTAATGCCTTTTGCACTATCAACTAAGAACTTTACTGTTTCTATATCATTTTGATCTTCAACAAATCCAATGTTTTTCATTGTACCGTTGCATGATGGGCAACTTTCATCAGATTCTTTTGAAAGACGAACAATGTCGTCTGAGCCACACCAGTAAACATTATCAACTACTGCTTTTGCTAGGAAACCACCCAATTCTCCTTTTTCAATAGAGATAACATTTGCAAACTGATTTGCTGGATTATCTACAAGAGATAGTTCATGAAGGTCATATTCTTTTATAACTCGAATTGTCTTATCCATTTTGTCATCAAATTCATCATCAAACTTTTTAATATTTCCACCAATTGAAAATCCAGTTAGTGTACCGTCAAGAACTTTTTCCCATGTATCTTGTGCACCTTTGGAAACATATGCAGAAACATATACTCCACTATAAAACTTTTTTGTTTGTGGATCAAAATATCTGTCTTCTTTAAACGAAACAACTTTACCTACTGCTGATGGCTGATGCATTTCACGAAGATTACCCCTAAACTTCTTAAATGCTGCTAAACTTGCCTCAGTAGTTACGATGTCGTTCTGCTTATCAACATTGTCGAGTGTGGCAAAACCAGAAACGATTCTGCGCTCTTGATCGACCTTGCCAATAGGCATAGAAAAGCGAACGTTGTCGCCATCTGTAATCCAATGTGCTTTATTTATATTCATGGCAGAATAATTATATCATTCCTTTATAATAGATTCTCAATTATTGAGATGATCTACCTTCACCCTGTGCATTTCTGCCAGAGATCGTTGATGGGGAATCTGAGTTATTATTTGTTCTTTCTGAATCTCTTTGTCTGGTACCACCCATATTTGCCCTAGCATCTGTAGCCTGTCTTGGAGACATAATAAATGGAGTATTACCATCGCCGTCTGGTCTAGGAGGCATATCTATCATTTCACGAGCCTCGTCTGGAGTAATAACCTGAGTTTTTACGTATCTTTCAATAATTTGTGATTTTGCTATTTCATCTGTTAATGTAAGCTCATTAAACTTTAACTCTAAAATATCAGTTTTTTCTTTAATAATCTTATTAACAACTTTTTCTAGATGTCCCTGTGCTGGTCTAGCTACCTGCTCTTTGAAGGTACGATCTTGTGCAAGAGCAGCAGCAATAGCTGCAGAGTCAGATCCCCCTAGTTTTGAGATTGGAACCTGATGCGCTACTAAAATATCATCACGATTTTGTTTACGATATTTTTCAAATGATGCTTCTTGAACACCATTTTCAATTGGCTCCATATTAAACTCAACTTTATTATTATCTGTATCTCCAGGAAGTGGTATATAAAGAGTTCTGTGAGACTGAGACTTTAATCCTGTTTGTAGGAATCTAAACATTTTATCTTCTGCATCAGCAGATAGCTTTGCACCTTTCAATGTAATAACATATCTTGGTACAGCCTTATTTTGGAAGTAGTCAATATTATATTGAGATGCTAGCTGATCTCCAATAAGAGATGGAATAGCAGCAATAATATCTGGAATACCATAATAGGTATTTAATGGAGAATATTCTTTAATATGTATAATTTCATTTGGTCTTATATCATCAGTAACTGGATTTGGATTTTTTGCACCAAAGTTACGGAAGTAAACAACCTTTCTTCCAATTACTTGAACAAAGCCATCACGAAGTCTTCTAACACGAATTGTTGTAGCAGGAATATGTCCTAAGTATCCAATTTCTCCACTAACAGTTCTACCAACTTCTAAATAGGCATTTCCAGTAGCCTGCAAATCTGTATAAACCTTTTCCATTGTTTTCTGAAAACTATCTTCATCATTTAGATTTTCTAACCAATCACGTAATTCTAACTTCATTCGCTCAATACGATTACGTGCTCTATCAACAGCACCTTGATCATCACTATTCTCAAACTTTAACATTGTTCTATCTGTTATATCAAAACGGTATCCAAGACCAACAACATTTTCTACCTTGGCATCAATAGCAGCATGGTTAGCAAAAGATGTATCATAATAGCTTGCTAATTCATAAAGATTATATGGCGGTGTAATTGCATCAAAAATTCCATAGCCATTATGATAAACAGTTCCTGGATTAATTTGTTTTGATTCTGCATCTTGTCCTGAAGGAACTGCATTAGCGCTATTTAAATATGCAACATCATCTTGATTTGCTGGATAAACTTTTGATACAGTTCTAACTGTTCTGCGTTTAAAATTATTGCTTAAACCAGAAAATGATTTTAGATCATCCCATGATTTATTAAATGGGTCTTGTTCTTTAAAAATATTTCTTTCTTCTGGCTGAGTATTTAAACTAGCTTGAATATAATCAAATTCTCTACTCACTTTCGTAAGCATTCCTTCCGTGTGTTTTTAATGTTTGCTGTGCAGCATGAATAGCACCAAGATCATTCATAGATGGAATGAGACCATTCTTAAATCTATCCATTTGTTCACTATATTCTTCATCTGATACTCTAGTCAACCCTGGAACAAAAACTGCTTCTCCGTCACCATCGTCGCCATAATATTTTGCTGCCTGCTTTAGTTCTGCAATCTTTGTTAAATCACCACGAACGGCAGGAATATTTAAAACGTTTCCTTCTCCATCTGTAAACCATTTACCAGTAGACTTTTTATAAACATAAAGGCCCCAGTTATATTTCTTTTCAATAACTTGACGGCGTACATTACTAACAATAGGTTTGCCAGTTTTTGGACTAATAAATGGATTGACGTTATTGTTCATAACCATAAGTATAGCATATAATAGTAATTTTATACCCCCGCCTTACCATTTTACCCTATTTTTATCTCACAGCTGTCCGTAGTACAGTAGGCCTCGCCAATAGAATCAAGATTTCCTACTCCATCATAAATAGCAGACCAATTAATCTTTTTAATCTTACCAATATATGACTCATATTCTTCTTTTGTGATTTGTGTATATGGCTGCTGTGGATAAACAGTATTACCCATTGGCAAGAATGATACTGCTTTTAGTTGCCCTTCATACATATTCAATGCTGGAGCAACATGCTTTGATTCTGTTTCCTTGTCAAATGAAAGTGTTACAGAAACACCATTATCTGACCAATATTTTTGAGCAGTAGCAGCAAGTGCTATTTTTTCAAATAATGTTACATCTTTTTCAGATCTTGGATGTCCAGAATGTACTGGAAAATAAACTACCTGTGTATTTGCTGATACAAGGTCTTTTTCAATCTTATACCCTGCAGCTTTGAACAAGTGAATCATTGGATCTGTTTCTCCAAAACGAATTGCTCTCAAGAAGTAATCTCCTCCTGGAGCCCAGTGAACTCCTGGCGTTGCACCAGAAAGAATAGAAACTGATCCTGATGGCTTAACAGTTGTTACACGAATTGATTCACGAACGCATAACCACTCAGAGTATGTGTG